AGGTTACTTAGATAGTCTCAACTTAAGAGATGAAGAGTTTATCCGCAGAGATTGTCCATCCTGTAGTGGTAAGAATACTTTCACTGCTACTAAAGAGATGGGTCAGATCAAGTACAACTGTTACAAGTTAGACTGTAACATAGGTGGCTACCATAATGTAGACCTTACTGCTGCGGAGATAAAGCAACTGCTTTCAATAAGAGAAACACCAAGGGAAACGGAGAGAGAAACAATGGAAATACCAGAATATGTAGTACAGCCCAGCGCTGAGCATGATAAGTACCATAAATTTGTAGCACAGTGGGGTCTTAAGGACTCTAGGCTACTCTATGATGTTAAAGATGAACGTGTTGTGTTCCCTATCTATCATAAGGGACGCATAATAGACGCTAATGGACGAGCAGTAGGCAACAAACAGCCTAAGTGGTACAGATATACAGGGGCAGGTGACTACTTTTTTGTACATGCAGACAGTGAAACACTTATTATAGTTGAGGATTGTGTCTCAGCCCTGGTGATTAAGCAGATTTTACCTAATGTAAATGCTATGGCTATCCTTGGAACGTCTCTAACAGACAAACATATGGAAAAAATAGCAGAGTATAGCAACATTATTGTAGCACTAGACCCTGATGCTGCACACAAGACCTTGCAGTTTAGTAGAGAGATACATCTATGGACAGGAGCTAAGACGATTGCTTTTAACCTTGACGATGATATCAAGTATAAAGTAGACAATGACATTGAGAGACTAAAGGAGCTATCAACATGAATGACTACATACCAACGCAGATGGAACGTGAATTAATGAACATGGGTGTCATAGCCACACAAGAGAAACCAAAGGCGATGGGGTTTAAAGAAAGTCGAGCAGAAGTAAAGGCTTGGCACAATACGCTCATAGTTGATGGCGAGGTGATGTTTTAATGTATAGTGTAGAGATGGAAGAGAACTGTTCAGTAATTACTACACTTGATGAAGATGATGCATATGAAGATGTGAAAGTTACCATAGCGAATGATGGTACAGTTTATATGCAACAATTTAATGAGGGCATATCTAGAGAGGATATGATCTACATGTCTTACAATCAACTTAAAGACATATTGAATGCAATACATTCGCCAGAGGGATGTTACTACGTAATAGAGAAGGTTACATTATGATTGAATTAGCACTAATAAAGACGCTACTAAACAGAGAATTTTATGATCAGCACAAGGGTATAAGATGTCCTGATAAGATATTCACTAAAGATATACGCAAGATCAAACAAACACTTGATGCAGCAATGAAGAATTATGAGGGGGATCTTAACCCTGCAGACTTAGAAGCTTTGTTCTATGCACAAAATCAAACAATGACTACAGCTACCAAAACAGCATACGGTGATTTGTTTAGGAAGTTAAACAATGAAGATACAATTAAAAAAGATATAGCTGATAATGTTTTAGGTAAACTCTTTCAACAGTATGTAGGAGAGAAGGTTGCCAACTTAGGGTTTGACTTTGTTAATGGTAGTGAGGAAAGCCTTGAGCCATTACGCAGATTACTTGAGGACTTCAAGGACGACTTTACACCTAACATCAAAATAGATTGGGAAGACATAACTATTGATACTCTATTGAAAGCTAATGACTTGGCTACCCAATGGAAGTTTAACATACCAAGCCTAAGACGTAAGGTTGAGGGTGTATCAGGTGGTCACTTGTTGCTCGTAGGAGCTAGACCTAATACTGGTAAGACATCTTTTCATGCGTCACTCATAGCAGGTTCAGAGGGTTGGGCGCATCAGGGCGCTAAGTGTGTAGTCTTATGTAATGAGGAAGCATACGAGCGTGTGGGTGCAAGATACCTTAGTGCTGCAACCAATATGACAATGGAAGAAGTGAAGGGTAATGTAGCACTAGCACGTAAACGCTATGAGCCAGTACGCCAGAACATTCGTATCAAGGATAGCACCAACAAAGACTTGCAGTGGGTTGAGTCCTTAGTCAAACAAGAGAAGCCAGACATTCTTATATTAGACATGGGAGATAAGTTTGCTACAAAGAACAGCGATAAGTCCGATGTGTACCTAAAAGATGCCGCTATCTATGCTCGTAACATTGCTAAGCAATACAACTGTTGTGTTGTATGGATGTCGCAGTTGAGTGCTGTAGCTGAAGGTAAGGTATATGTAGATCAATCCATGATGGAAGGCAGTAAGACGGGGAAGGCAGCAGAAGCAGATTTGATGCTGTTGATAAGTAAGAACCCTATAGTTGAAGGTGCTGATGAAGAGGATACTCAGCGACACTTAAACATAGCAAAGAATAAACTTAAGGGTGGATGGCATGGGGTTGTCCACTGTGAATTAGATGGTGGTAGATCGCTATACACCGCATAGGAGAGAACATGAGAATAGTATTAGATGTAGAGAACACAACACAAAGACGAAACAATAAGTGGCATCTAGACCCCTACGAGCAGGGAAACTTTCTGGTACAGGTTGGTATGCAAAATGCTGATAAACCTGGAGAAACACACATTGTTAACATAGACCATCAAGAAAAGAAGGATACCAGTGGCGTTGGGCGTAAGCTAGTCCAAGATGTACTGGATCTTACGAAGCTTTTAATTATGCACAATGCACAACACGATATGATGTGGCTCTGGGAGTGTGGCTTCAAGTATGATGGGGCTATCTATGACACGATGTTAGCCGAATACATACTGCTTAGAGGTCAGAAGTTGCCACTCAGTCTTGATGGATGCGCCCAACGCAGACAGTTAGACATGCAGAAGCAAGACACATTAAAGAATTACTTTAAGGAAGGATACAATACAAATGAAATACCGTTGGATGAACTTAGCTTTTATCTTAGGGGTGATCTCGACACCACTCGTGAGTTGTTCCATGCTATCGAAGCAGACTACGCCGAGCCAGAGTCAAAGTCGTTACACACTATCCGAGACGTTACCTTCCGCACCTGTAAAACCCTCACCCGAATGTACATGTCAGGAATCAGGGTGGATAGATCAGCCCTTGACGAGGTAAGACTAGAGTTTGAGCAAGAGAAAGCAGGTATAGAAGATAGGCTACAGCATCAGGTACGTAAGATCATGGGTGATACACCTATCAATCTCAACTCTCCAGAGCAAATGTCTCAGGTTGTATTCTCTTGTAAGGTTAACGACAAGAAGGAATGGGTAGAGTTATTCGAACATACGTATAACAAGAAAGAGTTTAGGGCAGCAGTAGAAGCTAACAGTACTATCATACGTAGGACTAAGGCATTTACATGTCCAACCTGTCAGGGTGAAGGCAAGGTATATCGTATCAAGAAAGATGGTACAAAGTTTGCTAGACCTAACAAGTGCAAAGACTGTGATGCTAGAGGCTATCAGCTTAAACCACTAAATCATTTAGCAGGTCTAGGTTTTGCTGCACCCAGTAAGAAGTGGGTTAGTGCCAATGGTTTCAGCACTGGTAAGGATAACTTAGATGTGTTGATTGGTACTGCTAAGACTAAGAAGATGGATGAAGCTGTAGCATTCCTGACAGACCTGAAGCGTTTGTCTGCTGTTAGTAGCTACCTGAGTGCCTTTGTTGAGGGTATTGACACCTTCACTAAGTCAGATGGCTTTCTACACGTAGGTTTAACTCAACACATTACAGCTACTGGACGCTTTAGTGGGCGTAACCCTAACATGCAGAACATGCCAAGAGGGGGTACATTCCCTGTTAAGAAGGTGTTTGTATCTCGATGGAAGGGTGGTCACATTCTAGAGGCTGACTTTGCTCAGCTTGAGTTTAGAGTTGCTGCATTCCTAGCACAAGATCCTGTTGCCATAGAAGAGATAGCTACAGGGTTTGATGTGCATAGTTATACTGCTAAAGTTATATCGGATGCAGGACAACCAACATCTCGCCAGGATGCCAAAGCACATACATTTGCACCCCTTTTCGGGGCTACTGGGTATGGTAGATCTAAGGCTGAAGAGGCATACTACATACACTTTAATGAGAAGTATGAGGGTGTAGCTGCGTGGCACAAAGAGTTAGGCAATGAGGCTATACGATTTAATAAGATAACTAATAAGTCAGGGCGACAGTATGCTTTCCCTGATGTTAAGCGCAATGCAAGGGGTGGGGTATCACACTTTACCATGATTAAGAACTATCCAGTACAAGGCTTTGCTACTGGGGATGTTGTACCTGTTGTGTTGATTGAAATGGAAGAGAGGATGAAGCATCTAAAATCTTGTTTAGTTAATACTGTACACGATTCAAGTGTGGCAGATGTGCATCCAGAGGAGAAAGATGAGGTATTACAAATAATTGAAGATATGAACGATGATTTAACCAACCTGATAGAGAAATCTTATGGCGTTAAAATGAATGTACCACTGCTATTAGAATCTAAAATAGGTCCGAATTGGCTTGACGTACAGGACGTTTGACGGTATAACTGAGTCTCTTTAACACAAATCTCATGAGGTAAATAATGAGTACAGAAATATCAATAACTGGCATGGATAATGCCTCTATGGCTGCACTGATGGGTGTATCCGCAGAAACTAAACAATCAGCATCTTCTCTTGCACGTATTAACGTTGTAAGTACAGCCCTCAAGGGTGAAATGGAGCTTGCAGGTAAGAAGATCAAGACAGATGTAGTACCTGTAGGTGCATACAAGATTACGCAGGGTGACGATGTGTTCTATGCAGAACAAGTAAGCATTCGTGTATTCGCCCAACGCCAACAATGGCAACGTTGGAATGCATCAACTAATGAGATGGAGAAGTCTGTTATGACTACTTCACTCAACGGGGATCTACAGGATAGCGTAGGTGGCTTCAACTTAGGTAGGCCATCAGGTTATGTAGAAGATTGGAATGCATTACCTGAAGCTACTAAGGATCTAATGCGTACTGTTAAGCGTGTTAAGATCTTCATGGGTCTACTCACTGTCAAATCCCCTATAGATGAACATGGTGAGCCTATCTCTAAAGAGTATGTAGACCTACCATTTGTAATGGATGTAAAGAACCGTGACAGTCTAAAGAACTTAGATGGTGCTTTGAAGACAGTGCAGAGAGCTAATCTCTTGCCTATCATGTCTAACCTGGAGTTAGCAGGTCAGGAAGGTTCTATCCCAACAGGTGCTACGTTTGGCTACATCACTGCTAAGGCAGGAGACAAGGTAGAACTTACTGAGGCTGACAACCAAACGCTCAAGGACTTCTTAGGGTTTATTGAGTATGGCAATGGTAAGATCCTAGATTTATACAATGAACGCTCTGACAAGGGTATGAGTGCAGCAGACGCTGAGCTTGTAGGTTCTATTGTAGATGTGGATG